TGGAATTGCCCACGCCATAGCATCGCCATATTCCTCTTGGCTAATTGACCCATCAGCTCTTGCTGCATCATATTTTGTTGCAAGTGTTGACGAATTAATTTTAAGTTGTTCTATCGCATCATCAATTTTCTTTTGTGCTTTCTTTTTTTCTTTCCATTGTAAGCCTAAATTTATACCACCAACTGGGTCAAAAGCACCGGCAAACCCTTTAGCCCATGAACCGCTATATTTCATAATCAATTCACTTCCTTTTCAAATATAGTATATTTAGCTTTGTATCTATATTTGTTTAATTTTCTTTCTATTGCTTCTGCATTTCTTTTTGTATTAATTAATATTCTGTCTACCTTTAATTCCTTTGCTTTTTCTTCTGTAAGTTTTACAAAGTCTATCCATAATTTAGGATATTTTTTGTCTATCCATATAAACACTAATGATAGAATTAAATCAGTGCTTAAATCTTTGGTTAATTCAAGAACTAAACAGCCATTCATTTGTTCGTTATCATAATCAGCAAAACATAATATCTTTTTATTGATCATACCTGCATATAAATGAAAGTAAAATGATTGTTCATCTATCGGACAATCCTTCACATATTTTATTTTATTACATATATCTGTTAATTTACTTTTATCTTTGTCTTTAATTTGTTCTATCATGCTTAAATAAATGCCGCTCCTAATGCGAATAAACCAGTCACTACTGACCCGCTAATAGAACCACCTGCTTCTGCTTTAGCTGCTTCTTGAGCATAGTCAATTTCCATTTGTGCAAGTTCCACATCATACCCGTGTTGCTGTTTAGCATAATCACTTTGTATTTGCCCTTGTAACAATATATTCTGGGTCTGGTAGGCTTGATTAAGCTCCATCTTATATACATCTAACTTACCCTGCCATACCTGCATTTTAGTCATCTGTTCTGCCTGCCAAGTGGCAAATTCAGGTTGATACTGCAATTGACTCTGTTCTGACAAGTAACCCAAGAACTGACCTGCCTGACCCATAGCTTTTTCAAAACTTGACATCTTCATCAGCGCCGATTTAATCTGCACATCTGCAATTGCCCCTGCTATAGCTACCGATGTATTGGAACGGATATTCTGTTCATTAGCAAATACAAACCCACTGTTGGTAATACCCCGCCTTTCCATATTGTTCCGCATTACCCGAATATTTTCTGTTTCACGTGCTTTCAAGCTATCGGTCTGCTTCTGTATCATTAGATTTTGTGTTTCTTCTGGAATGCCATAACCGCCTGACTCTACCCAGTCAGTTAATTTACCGCCATACATATCCTCAAAAGCTATCTGTGCTTCGGATTTTTCATAAGGCGGTGCGGGTGTTACTTTGGGTGTTGGTATTTCTGCTCCTGCTCCTGCTCCGAAAGTTGGAGTAGTTGCTGTTAATGCAGGATGAACTGCACCAGGTGCATTAGGTGCAGGTGGTTCCATCCAAGGTGGAAATTCACCTTCTGCCCAACCCTCTCCTGTTGGAGCCCATTCTTCATATCCAGCAGCTATGACTTCTTCTCCTGTAGTCGGATAATTTGTTGGTGTATGGGGATGAGCAGTTGAATATGTTTCTGCCGCAGATTTAAACTCTTCAAATGTCCACGCAGCCCCTGTTGTAGGATTTATAGATTTTGGAGCATAGGGAGTTTCATACCATTTCCATTTGTTATTTGCCATTTAAAATCACTTCCTTTAAATAATTTCCCCGATTTAATTATCTTGCCTTCAAATCTAATTTGCACATCACACTCGCACTAATTCCTGTTAGCACATCTGACTCAAATTTAATCTTCTTTTTCCCACTACCTCTAACGAGTAATTTTGTTATTTCGATATCTGCTTGGTCTGTGGTGTATGGTCCGTGTTTCTGACCCCAAGTCTTGCCGTCATCTTCACTTAAATAAAAATTTATAGTTGCTGTGTTATCTTCTTCATATACACCATAAGAAGGTGAAGCGGCAGTGGTGAATGATGTCCACTCATCGCTATAACTCGTACCAAATGAATTAGTTACAAAAGCCCTTGCATAATAAGTTGTAGACGGCTGTAATCCTGATACAGTTAAACTAAAAGCGTCTGTTCCCGACCATACTCCTGTTTCTCTTACCGCCCAAGTTGGTTCTTCTGATAAGCCATACTCAAAACCTCGTTCTTCATAACCATCACCATCATCAGTTGGAGTTGCCGTAGCCACAGTAAAGGTGTCTTTAGTTCCTGAATAACTTGCATTACTTACCGTAGGTGTGGCTGTCGGTATGGTATATTCTACGGTTAGTTTAGGTCGATAAGCGGTAGTAGTGGTATAATTACCATAAAATTGTATCCATTCATCCCCCTCAGGTGCTTCTCTATTTATTTCATTCTCGCTTCTTAATAAGAATTTAGTATATCCTGTTTTATTTATCCAACTTTCGCCGGTATAATTAAGAGTGATTGTTACACCTACAGATTCTGGATCTTCTGCACTCCCCCCATTCCCAGAATAATGAGTTTTATTATAGTCTCCCGCCACCTGTGGTATATGGGGATAGGTCGGACTTCCATTTGTAACAATTATAGTCCCTACATTATATAAAACACTGCTGGCACGAAATGTTAAAGTGGCACTTTGTATCAAACAAGCATCATCTAATCCTGACGTATCAAAACAAACCGCACCACGATATACATAATAAGTCTGATTAACGCTAAGATATTTATGCCCTACCATAAAAGTAGAATGACTTAAAGGTTGACTTGCTTCTGCTGCATCGTGAGCAGTAAAATAACTTGCGTCAATAGTTTGTAAAGACCCTACTAAATCATCACTATCTGCTCTAAAATTTACACTTGCCATTAAATATCCGTCACTACTATATTAAAATTTCTTATCTTAAATGAAACTTTACACTCCACTAATTTAGTCATATTCTCCAATAGCTCAAAATCCATTATAAAAGGATAAGTTGAGTCACAGTTGCCCCAGTCATTGAACACCATTGTATTGCGGTATTCCACTATATTAGCCGAACGGATACGCCCCTCCATTAAATCGGTCATTTCTTGCAATTTAAATTTAGTTATCCGTAAGTCATTTTGAAATTGGTCTAATTGTTCTTGAGATATTTCTGGCATATTGCCTCCTATGCGTATTCAGGTGGTTCAAGCTCAAATACTACTGTATAGCCCATTATTGTAAAATCATACTTATCACTTATGTAAGGACGTGGCTTAATAGCCCTTGCCCGTTGACCGCCCCCATCAAAATCGATTTTATACCAATGTGTCTTATTAGCCGTCATGGTTAAATCTTTATAGGTTTCTGAAGCGTCATCAAGCGTATAATAAAATCTTAAAGCTGTGCCTGTCGTTGATTTCACTTTTATATATACGTTATAAAATTGTTTCCATAATTCAGGGTAGCCCAAATCCAACGGTTCAATATCATCATAAGCAGTTATAGCCGAACCGTCGTCATCAAGACCGTTTAAAACTTTATAGACTCTGCCCTCTGTATTACTTCCACCATATAATTGCAGTCCATCTGTTCCCCTATTCCAAACCGAGAAACAACTAAAATCAAAATCATATACGCCATAAGATTTATTCTTTAAGTCAATCCAAATAGTCTCCGAAGGCACAGTATTTGCACCCTTTGGATAGCAAAGGAAGTATTTATCATCAAAATAGGTCGCACAAGACAAATGCCTGTAAGTGCCATTGATGTTCGTCTTGATATATTCGTTTACTGCTTTACTAAATATCCCTGAAGTTGTCCCATCAAAATAGTTTATACCGTTAAATCCCAAATAGACTATTAAATTATCACAATTAACATAAGACCGCATAGCTACGCAACCTTCAGTTGAATAGCTATTCTTAAACTCAAAATTATCCTCATCAGTGCCTACTAATCGTTCGATGCTATCTTCTGTAGCTACAGGTAAAGCAGTTAACTGTTCAAGTAAGCCCATTATCTTTTGGCTATTGCCTGTCCGTAATCTCCAAAGTGGTGGGAAATATTCTACATCACTTGTATGAGAAGGATATAGATAATCATTATAAGCGAGATAGAGTTTATTTCTACGCTTAGTAATTAAGTGTGAAGTAGCGGGTGGTGCGGTATGGTTGGTTGCCGCCTCTGTTCCTAAAGTATTATCAGCTTGAGTCGATGTAAATGTAGTCGTTGTATTATCTGCAACTGCTCCGTCATAGTAATAAATTGCCCCGCCTACTGATGTTCGATAAATATTACGAGAAGATACTTTAGAATCACTGGAATTAATTATAGTCAAGATCACGCTATCACTTGCTACACAGGTTACAGCGTCACTAACAGGTGATAGGTTACTTTCGTAGCCGTCCTCGTCTACATATGTATAGGCAAACTTATAATCACCTGCACCGAGTGACCCACCCGACCCCTGTGCCGCCCCTGTAGGTTTAGCGGCAGGCGGAGTGATACCCATAGTCCTAACGTTAGTCCTGTTATATTTAAAGACTCCGTCTATACCGTTCACAAAATAACAGTGATTAAGGAAATCACAAAAGTAAGTATCTGAATCAGCAGTAAGACCTGACTTGATAGATGCAGCAACGTGTTCACCAGTATCAGGTAATTTATATATATCTTCATTCCAAGCTACAAGAAATTCTTTTAAATTAGCTTGTGTATAGAAACGGTGCATTCCCACTATCTTGTGGGCTGCACCTATAGAAGTTGTATTATACTTGGAATAACCTTTACGCTTGACTAACTGCCCATATTCATTCAGCTTTAGGTTATGTAAGCCATCAGGTTTACGTGGCAATTGAGATAACTTTATTTGAGACGGTGATAGGTTATCGAGTGCCTTCCATATTTGTTTCATGTGAACTCCTTATATTGCAAGTGCGGGTTGAAACGGTTTACTTAATTTATTATATTTTATAAGATTTTCTCTTGCTGGTAATAACTGAAGATTACTCAAAGCCCAACAACGCTTGAAGTCATTATGTTCTGGTTTGGTAAAATTGAATACACTTTTTGGTATAATATGGTCGATGTGTAATTTGCCCTCTAAAAAATCATCCCAAGTATATCCTTTTGGTATAGTTTGTTTTAATCTTTCTATTAAATCATTACAAGAATATCCAACCATAACTTCCCAATGTCTACCTGCTTTGTTTCCTTTTAAGGATAAACTTATTGCAGTTGTCATTCTATGATTAAAAATATATCTTAAATCTGTTTTACGTTTATTTTTAAAATACTTTTTATAATATTTAGGATTATCTTTTTTCCATTGTTTCCGATATTGATAATAATAGTTAGGATTATTTTTAGTCCATTTTTTCTTATATTCTTTTGTTTTTTGATATATCTCTTCTCTATTTTTAGAATAATATTGTTTACCTTGTTTTTTTATTTTATCAATTTTATCTCGATAATATTGTTTTTTATATTCTGGATTATTTTTACGCCATTGTTTTTTGCGTTCATTTTCTTTTTCCCAATTATTAATACGATATTGTTTACCATATTCTAATATTTTTTCTCTATTTTTAATATAATACCGTTTATTATATGCCTTTTTATCAAACAATAGGTTACTCCTTTAATCAATAGAGCTATAAGTGCTACCGTAGTTAGTAGAATACGGATGTCGTTTGCGTACATATGCAGGGATGATCTTCATTCTTTTTTGCCCATCACAGGCTAACAGCGTAATCACGTATATATCTACGGAAGGCTACGGTTCTATAATCATTAGAAAATGGCACAGTAGACCCCGATAAAGCAGTCGCCCTTTCTATACCGTAATATTTAACTACACCGCCGGCAGAAGGTTTGGGATAGAAGCCCAGCATATCGCCCCGCTTATAGAAATGGGTAGGTGTGCCTGTATCATCCCGCCAAGTAGCCCCGCCAAACTCGTCAAGTGCTTTAAGCGAGATTGGTTTAAGTGGATCATCATCATATAAAACCCCGCCTTCATCAAGTGCAATAAAATCGCTATATAGCCGTATCTCCCTGTCATGTTTGATATCATCAGCTTCTAAAGTATGTGAATAATACTTTGACAAACATTTGGTTGTGGTGGCAAATATTTCTTGAGCTTCATTAACATAAGTGGTTATTTCCGCGTCACTCCAAAATGAGGCAGTAGCTTCATTAATCAGATATCGCACACTTGTAATTATTTCTGCTATTGTCGCTAACATATAATCACCTTACTTTTTTCTTTGATATTGATTTCTTAACTTCTTTTTGCTCTAATTTAGCAAGGATAAGTAAGGCAACATCATTTATCTCTCTCTTAATCTCTGCCTTATCCTTATCTAATCTTGCAAATATATCATC